ATATTATTATATTATATACATCACTACTACTATACTACTACTATACTATTCTTCTTTATCTCCTCCGTCTATTTCTTCTTTCTTATTAGTTAAGAACTTATACAGATGACTAACTACTACTGCTAAGTATACAGTTCCAATTAGTGTTATTAGTTCATCACTAATCATACCTTTAAAGACTGTCATACCTGATACATACACAGATAGGACAATTAACTCTACTGCTATTCTTTTTCTAACATTAGGTTTTAGAGTACCTGTATCTATAAACTCTAGTGCTAAACTAAGTAACTGCATAAATACAACTAAGCCAATCGCTTTTAACGTTTCAATCATCATCTTTCTTTCTCCTTTATTATTAATTTTCTAATTGGTATGTTTGTAGTTCTCCAGTATATACAAAACCACCGTAAGCATTCCACGCATTTGTTTGTAGGTTGTTATACATGTTGGAATGTACTTTTCTATTCTGACTTCTGCTATAATCTCCGTCAGGTTGTTCAAACACTTGTAAGTGTAGACCTTTAGCTTTACATTCTAATAAGTAATTACCTCCTCTTTCTGTTGTAGGGTTCATTAGTATACTATTATCAAAAGTACAATTGCTAGGTACTTTAATATAATATTCTTTAACTGGGTTTAATATTTGAGCAAAGTTTTCAACCTCACATCTAATTGTATAACTCTGTTCAACAGGGTTAAAATCAACAGTTTCAAAACCTGAATGGATATTGACTTTATAAGCACAACAGAAGTCAAATTCTTCGCTGTAATAAAAACCAAAGTTAGGATAAATTTCTCTGTGTCCTTTGTCCATTTGGTACTGTGTATACTTGTATCTGTCTGCTTCTGAAAGTTGAAACGGTTTAGGTCCTTCGCCCTCTGTGATTTGTATATTCTTTACATGCCATTCACTGTTAGCAGTCATTCTAAAGCGGAAAGTTTTAGAAGTTGGAAGCGTTGAAGCAGTGGTGAAAGAAATATAATGCAACTCCCAACCGTCTGTGACTGCTTTATTACTCCAATTATAAAATAAGTCTGAACTTAGTTTTATACCTGTTTTTCCGTCTATTGTGACATCTTTAGTACTATCAACTAAGACACTACCACTAGCACCGAAGAGTGTAAGCATATCGCCTTTTATTTTTCTAGCGTTAAATTGCCAAGTGTATCTAGTGTTTGGTTTTAGTTCTACTTCTCTTTCAAACTGATTTGAAACAATGTCAGCTATTCCTGTGGCATTTGCGAACTTAAAGTAGTTCATTTGAGGGTATAAATCGCTTTTACGTTCTACGGTGCTTTGACCTCCAAAAGCATAGAAAGCCCATGTTTTATACCAGTTATCGTTATACACCTCACTAGGCAAAATCTCTCCACCCCTAAATAAGTTATTGACACCGTTGTTAGGTGGTGTTGGAATGATTATTTGCTCTTTGAACATGTTCCAATAATTCTTCTTGTCTACTTGTATTTCTAACTTATGGCGACCTACTCCGATTAAGTCTAAAGGGTTTAATACATCTACTTTTCTTCCGTTTAAATAACTATCCATTCTTCAAACCTCTCAAACCGAAACCGCTGATAATAAAGTCATCTGCACCGATGTCTAAAGAATACTGCGGTTGTCTATAATTATAATTTGCATTAGGTTGTGGATTTTGCCAACCTGTGATATTTTTGTCTTGCGTGCATTTACTCAAAGCACCATTCAAAACGGTTGTAATCGTCTTAGCCTTGCCATTTACTACCATTTCAGTTTTTGAAACGTTCCACTTAGGAAAGTCAACGCTTGTCGCTTCGCTTTCAGTTGGCATGTATTGAGTGGCAACCGAACCATGCTCCCATTTATGTCCACATGTCCACAAAATTGAATCTGTTCTTAATTCATATCTAGCCCAAATAGTATCCCCCTTTTTTAAGGTTACTGTGAAAGAATCTCTTTTCCAATCAAAGTTATCGACTAGTTCTTTTCGTTCTATGTTGGCATTTGCACTATTTAGACCGACAAATCGCGTAACATTTGCGTTATTTCCTGAACTTTTAACATAAGCTGAAAAGGTATAAACTCCGTCCGTAGGTGCTATAAATGTCTTATTTATTCCGTTCCATGGAGTGGTTTTTTTCTTAACTGTTAAACCTTTATAAGTTCCGTCATTTACCCAACTACTAGAATTTTCCCAACTCCCACTAAAGTCTTTTGTACCCTCTAGTAAGTTAAAGTTATAATTGAAACGACTAATAGAAACGTTACACAACCATTTTACACGGTATATTTTCATCTCTACATCAATATACCCTTGAGCGTAAACATCGCCCTCTTTGTAGCTTTGTAGTGGGTCTGCATAATAAAACATACAGAAGTCCATTTCTTCGTCATAATATAGACCGTTATAAGTGTATTTGTTACTGAAAAATTCAATATATTGCTTTTTATTCATAGCCACACTTATCGTGTCCTTGCTAGGGTTAATAAGCTCAATAGGGTTATGAATAAGCAACTCTTCAAAGTTTAACCATGAAAACATTTTACTCGTATATCCTTTCTAATTTGCAAAGTCCTGTCATAAAGTCCATTTCATACGGAACACAAGGACCATAAGACTGATTTTGTGGGTTTTCGTCTTTAATTCCCCACCATTGGTAACGTGTATTGTACAAGTTCGTGAACATTTGAGGGTTATACTTAACTTCGTCGTACTGCACTTTAGGAGTGAACTCGTCATAATCTAACCAGTTAGGGCGAACGTTTTGAAGCATTTCAGCGTTAGTTTTGTCTGTGAAAACTATATGCCCATTCATAGCACCGTCCTTTGGTACAATGGTCCAAACTTTCAAAAGTGCTGTTTGACTTGCTGGTATTGTGTATTCTACCGAACGTTCCCATGCTGATTTTGTAGGGTTGTACTTATAAAGCCATGCACGTCTTTGCTTGTCATTGATGAACAGAACACGGTCTGGAATTGCCTTAGTTCGTTTATTGTCATAACCTCTGAACCAGTCCTCACTCATGTGGTCCGTTGCTAGGTATTTTTGGAACAAAGAAACATTCCAACCGATTGAAATACCTTTGATTGCTTTGAGGTTCGTTTCTGTATCTACCATTCTAACCCTCCAAGGTCGCATGATTAGTCCGTTTGGTAGTCCGTATGTAGTCATCCAGTCATTCATACCGCTATAACTTGGCTCCCCAAACACTTGTGGACGTGTTACACCAACCCTTGAAATCATGACGTTAACTTCTTTGTCTGAATCTTCGTTAACGTAGTAAGAACCTAAAGAGTAACCAACATTTAGAATTGCTGAACGCGGTATTTCGTCCACTCTATAACCTTGGCTTGCTTGTTGATAGTGGTAACCCTCGATTACTACGTTCGCCATTTCTCCTGCTACTGGGTCAATTGCTGTGTTTTGGTCCACTACATACAACGGTTCTTGTATGGTTGCCCAATCATTACCAACACCGTCAAACGCTTGTCTAGCGTCTTGAAACTGTTCAGGATATAAAGCGTTACCTGTCATATCAAACACGCTCTTAGAACCGTTTAAAATGTGAAAATTTACTGTTCGACCGCTTGCGTTTGTATACGTATCAGAATCAATTCCAATCAATACACGTTGATTAAGAGGACGACAATAGCACCATACTGCATTCTGTTTTGTATCTCCTCCAAAAAGTTCATAATTTTCATCGTTTAGTTGACCGCCCCAAACGTAATCTTTAAAATCGTTACTATCTGTTTCAGAATAACCAGTATAAACTGGTCTTGAATCTGCCATATCTTGGCTTTTGAAATAGTTATACTCTTCTTCTGTTGTAACGTATGGTGTTACCTTGTCCATTTCAATTTTAGGAAAAAACAAGCCGATTTGCTCTTCTTGTCCTGTACTGTCAAGTTCAACAGTCAGACCTAAGTTTTTAGCCGTTTCCGTAGTTTGTAGCGTAACTAACTCACTAACAAAAACGTATTGCCATGGTTCAACTGTGTAAGTACCAACAGATTCCGAAGTATTACCGTATAATAGCTTTAAATTAAAGTCTAATGGCTTTCTACCAAAGTTAGTTAAACGCATTGATACACCTATTTTTTTGCCTTGTGTGAGGTTAGGCTTAACTGGTAATTTTTCCCATTGTGTCCAATAAGTCCACCCCCATTTGCCACTAGCGTTTTTAGGGTTGTAAAGTCTAATTCCTAAGCTATAAGGTCTATGCCAATCGCTAGGAAACTGACTTGTTCTGTCTGCTTCGCTTAAAGCGTTCAGTTTAAAATAATGACTAGGGTCAAACTTGTCTGGGTCCTCCGATGTGTCGCCTTTTAAAAATCTAAGGTTTGAACGTGTCAATAAGTTCCATTGTGGCAACTCCCTACAAAAGTCTAGCCCTGTTTTTTCGTTCCAAGTATATGCCTTATTCAATTGCCAAGCCCTCCACTAAGTCTACTAGTTCCTTTTCTGTGCTTACTTCGTCCACTTTTTGTTGTTTAAGTTTTACATTTGCGTCAATATAAACTCCCTCAATCTCCATTAATTTCAACAATGCCGAACGGTCTGGCAGTTTATTGACTTCGGTAACTGTTCGCCCTATTTCTGTTTTCCGTCCGTTAGGGTTGTTTTTATAGTGGACAACTGTCTTTGTTTCTTTTCCTCCAAAAGCTAGGTTTTTTAATGCTCCTAGCATTTTTTTATTTTCTTCTTCTGTCATAGCCATTAGATAAAATAGTCCTCACTTTCTTCGCTTTCTAAGAACCACCACATCAAGTTAATTAAAGCGTCAGCCAAATCAATCTTGTCTGTATAGCCCTTTTTAATAATACGCATTAGCCCAAAATCGTTTATTTTCGTTTCTGCGTTCATTAAATGCACCGCTAGTAATTTACTATCAAAATGAATTTTACCCTCCTCCATGAGCTTTTGAGTGGCTTCAAGGGTATTTGATAGCTTGAAACTGTTCTGCATTACTTTATTATAAAATTCAATGTCATAAGTTTGTTCAAATTTATCAATGAAATTTTTGGCATAGTTAGGGTCATAATTCAACGCAATCGGAACGCTACCATTCATAGCACTCATAAAAGCGTCCCACGCTTCATCTGACATGTTATTAACGCCCTCGTGTGTTATTGTTTCCCCTAAGTGCTTGAATTTGTCGTCTGCACTCTCTGGCATGATAGGAATAGCTTTAAAATAATAGTGTCCGTTTTCTCTGTAACCTATCACAGTACCCCAAACATCTCCACGCACAGAAAAATCTGAACCGATAGCAACTAAACGACCCTCAAAGTCTAATGTCGGTACTAGGCACTTATCTACAATTTGTTTTGTGAAAATAGTGGTGCTGTCAGTCATTGACAAATTGAAACGTTTAGTGATAATTTTAGCCATTTTAACAGGGTTACCGATTGCCCCTATAAAGTCCTTTTGAATGTCCTCAAGACTTAAAGTGTAGCCTAAAGCTGGGTTAGCCTTGATGTATTTAGAACTGTCTTTTACTTCGTCATAATCGTCTAAAGCATAATAGAATACCCAATGGCTGAAATCGTCATCTTTTACCCATTCTTTCCAACTTTCAAGCTCATCATCATAAGCACCGCCACGAATAACGTTGTTTGTGGTTGAAATAAAAAGCGTACCCTTATTTTTTCTTAGACCCTGTCTAATAGTGATAAGAGGGTTCTTTTTAAACGCACCGAACTCATCTATGATAACAAGTTGTTCACGTCCACCGTCTAGCGTGTCCTCGTTACTAGCATAGATAGAAATCTCTGTACCTTTACTTTTAAGTATTGAATTATCTTTTACAAGTATTTGTTCCTTATTTAGTTTAAACTGATTTTTGAACTTATTAATGACAGTACCTTGACAGTTTCCCATAGCTCTAAAATGCTTCATCAAGATTTTTTCTGCTTGGTCTTTTTTGGTAGCCATTAAAGCTATAACACTATTAGGCTTAGGAAACAAAAAGAGTTCAATTAAAGCTATCATAACATCAAGAATAGATTTGGCGTTTGAACGTCCTACAATAACAACAATCTCATCAATTTGATAAGGTATGCAATACTTTAAAGTAAGTACAGCCTTATGATATGGTATGATTTCAAAACGTTCGTTATTAGGCAAAGTCATAAACTCCTCAATGAAGTTGAAAATCTTTTCTGCCTTGTTGTAGTCTATTTCATGCTCGATTTTAGCCACTTTTTTCTTTAGTAGCTTAATCATTTCGCCATTATCTTTCTCTTGTCCTATCCAGTCTTGAATTAAACTCATTTTTTATATCTCCTTATATTAAGCCCTCCGCTATAATTCTAGCATAGTCAATTAAGTCGCCACTTCGTTCCATTCCTTGGTGGCATTTATGGCAAAGAACTTCGGTAGGTACATTTATTACTTCTTTGTCAAAGTCGTTGACTTCTAGCATGTCATTGTTCCATTGTAGTGGGATAACGTGATGACAAATTAAATGTTCTGTACTCCAACACTTCTCACAATGTCCTACCCTGTTCTTTTCTTCACGTGCCTTTTTTATCCACTTAGGGTTATTGTATAGCTTACTTTTAGTATAAATCAACGCTTGTTTAGTTTTACCCCATTTCTTTCTAGTTTGTTATAAATTTCGTTCGCAATTCTACGACCGTCTGCACTAGATTGTACGTAAATTTTGATGTCTTGTTGTGAATTGTCTTGTGTTCCAATGCTAGATGTTGCTGTTGTTCCTTTGGTTGCTTGTGCATAAGGTTGTACTGCGTTCACAGCTCTGCTGATTGCTTCCCTACCACCTGCAAAGAATTGTAAGTCTAATGGAATTTGACCATTTCTTGAACCTAGGAGCTTTTGTCCCAGCCCTTGATTTTCTTTTAACCCTAGCGGGTCAATATTACTTGTTAGCCAATGGAAATCACTGAAAGCGTCGCCCCATGTACTGTTCTTTCTAAACCCTAAGGCTTTACCAATTAAACCTGTGTTACCTCCAACTTGACGTGAAGCATTTAACAAGTTTTGAACAGCTCCATAAGCGTCATTTGCCCAATTGTAAAATCTTATGAGTTCATCAATGGCACTTCCAATTTTGCCCAAGAAACTAGCAATAGAAGTAAAGTTGATTTTATTAAAGAAATTAGTAACTGCTTGTTTTGCGTCATTTACCGCACCTTCCATTTCTTCATTTGAAACTTTACCGTCTTTATTCTTGTCAATGATTTTAGTAACAGCTCCAACCGCTTGACCTGCCATTTTACCTAATTGACTACCAACAATACTAGACATTTCTGTGGCATTATTACCCAATGAAGTCATGTCTAAACCAGTATCGCCTAACCCTTTACGGAAACCGTCCAAAGCACTTGTATTGAAACCATTAGAAATCATCTCTCTAATTTGTCCCCACGTGCTAGGACCGCTTGAAGCCAACTGCTCCCCTTTTTGTTGGAACAATTCAATGGCTTTGTTCATAACTTCTGTGCTGAAAACTCCGTCTTCCATTTTTTGCTTGAAGTTTTCCATAGTAACAGCTCCGTCACTCGTTGCGTTCATGGCATTAACTAATGTACCTGTGAAATCGTCGCCGAATACGTTTGTAAAATCTTGTACGCTCAATTGACCGTCTTTCAGCATACGTTTGACACCACCGGTAGAAACCTCAATACCTTTTAACGATGTTTGAGCTTTTGCCATTTTACTGGCCCAATTATCGCCAAAGGTGTTTGCCAACAAGTCAGCCTCTACTTTACCTTTTTTCAAAGCGTCTGGCAATTGTTCGGCGGTCGTTCCTACGTTTTGCATTTCGTTAGCTGCCTGAATAAGCATATCGCGGAACTGCGCACCCAAAGCCGATTGCATCATTTGGTTGAAATCTTGAGCGTGTAACGTTCCTGAACCTAATGCTTGAGCTAAACCATAAGTAAATTGCTTTTGAGTATCCATTCCTAGGCCTAAGCTATCCCCTATGGCATTAATAGCATTAACAGTCTTATAGGCTTCGTCTCCACTTACTTTCATGTAACTAGAAATAGTAGCCCCTAATTCATTCAAGTCATTCTTTTGTGATTTTAAGAGTGAGTTACCTTTGTCAATATGGCTATTAAATTGTTCATAACCTTTAGCTCCGTCTGAAAGCGTTGTGCTAAGTGTTTTTTGTGCCTGAACTTGCTTATCATACGTGTCCATTAAGTTGTTTGCAAAGCCACCAACCAAGTCAGTAGCTTTTGAAACTGCTCCAGTAACTAGCCCAATTCCTGCATTAACTCCGCCTATAATGTTCCCAATTTTTGAGAAAGTAGAAAGCATGTTAGAACCATAACTTTTGACCTTATCAACTGCACCTGATAAACTGAAACCTTTATTTGAGCCAATTTTAGAAAGCTCTGTACTTAGTCTAGTTGCTTGCGTTTGTGCCTTTATTAACTGGCTTTCTAATGCCTGAACTTGTTTTTGTGTAGCACCTGACATCTTAGCGTTTGCAAGTGCTTTTGTTAAATTATCTACATTCTGTTTAGCAAGGTTTAAAGCTCTCTGCGTTTCTTTAATACCCTTGTCTTTCATAGTCACAGAACCAGTTATTTGAGCATTCTTGTTCGTTTCTTTAGCTAGACGCCCAATGTTATTGATTTCTCTTTGTGCTTCCCTAGCATTGTTTAAAACGCCTTTGGTCTCCAATTCTGCCTGAATGACATATTTTTCTTTAGCCATTGTTTGTTATACTCCTTAACTTACGCTTAATGTTTTTAGTTTTATCGTCCATTTCGTGGGTGGCTTTAACTAGCGTTTGTCCATAACGTTGGTGCAAGTGGCGGTCATGTAGCAAGACATTGAGCATTTTCCAACTTTCGTCCTTAGCTTTGAAGCCGTTGACTACACCAATGTTTTCGCTTTTTAGTGAACCATATGAACGTGTCACTTGCTTAGTGACTTTCTTAGTATCAAACTTAACAGGATAACGTGAGAAATCTCCACCCAATGAACTTTTATAACTACGCTTGATTGTATTCTGATTAGAATTGAAGCTATCAACCATTTCTAACCAAACTTTCTTAAGCTGTTTCTCTGTGAATTTTTCTAGTCCTGTGACTTTGTTGGTGGTTGCCATAGTTCTACCTCTACATGTTCCGCTTTGTTTAATTCCTCTGCTGTTGTTTTCTTCTTCTCTTTAGGTGTCAACGTTGAAATTAGTTTAAGCGTCCACCCTAAAGGTCTGTGACTGTACACCTCATAGGGAACTCTAAAAGCTGTCATAGCACTAACAATTGCAAGTGTTGTAATTCTTGCGTCTTCCCTTACTTCTTCGCTGTTAGTGCTATCGCTTTTTTTGTTTCGTCTACCAATTGTTCCATAAGTTCGGCAACTGTAACAGGTAAAAGTCCACCAATTAAAGCACCTAGAATTTCATCTAGTGTATACTGTGGCGAACAAGCCCAAAAGAACAATGCCAAACTGTGATAGTCACGTTCATTCAAATCTCCAAAGTAAATTCCGTTATCTTCCATACGTTCTAATGCTTTAAAGTCAAATTTAAAATCTTCTTTCTTCATTTGTATATCCTCCTTATAAATTAAAATAAAAGAGTGGGAACTATTATTTCCAAGCCCTCCACTCTTAAAAATTACGCCTTAATGTCAGTAGTTGTGAGCGGTTTAAGGTCTGTAAACAACTTTTTGAAAGCAAGTGCCGGTCCACTTGTTCCAGTTGCTAGGTCTTTGTCAGACACTTTGAACTTAACAAACAAGCGTTTTTTACCAGCAAGTGCAAAATCTCCAGTCGTCACAGTAGCTTTGTGTTCGTATTCCTTACCTGTTGGACTTTCTTCGTCCGCTTCGGCTGTGTCACTTGGTGTTGTAGCCTGAACACTTGGATAGAATGTTGCTTTATACCCTGTTCCGTCATCGTCACGGTAACGTTCAGCATAAGCAAACCCATAAGGCTTGTAATTTGCTACGTCGTCAGTCAAGAAACCAGAAACAGCTCCAAAACCTAACGCGTGAGTTGCAAAAGCGTCAGGCAAGTCATAAGACTTAACTGTGATTTGTGTTGTTTTAGAACCTGCGATAGTACGATAAGGAGCGTTAAACCCTGCATAGAAGTTTGTGTTTTCTTGGTTGTTCTCTGTTTCAATTCCGCGCAAACCTGCGATAGGGATACCTGTGGTTGTACCATTAGGGCCTGTGAAAACAACCCCATACCCCAAACCGTGTGTTAGTTCATTTTTTGATGTATATGCCATTTATTTTTATCCTCCTACTACTGTTTCCCAAGTTTTAATACTACCAGTTCTAAAGAAACCACCACAAACGCAAACAGTACCATAAATTTGTACTTTGTTATAACGAACATCTTTCGTTATTTTAAACTGCGGTGTTAAGTCCCCCACTAGAATTCCATTATAAGGGTTGATAAGCACCTTGTCAAAAGTGTTGCCTGAACTGTTGTTATAGTGTTTAAAACTCAATGTTTCTACTTTTGTTACTCCGTTCACAACTGGCGTGAAATCATTTTCTTTTACAAAAAGAACATCATCGCCTGACTGTGAAAATTTATTACCGCTTGCTTTCTGTTTAACAGCCCCAACAATTGAACTTGAAGCGATTGAACTATGAACTCCGCCCCAAATTAAATGACTTTCGATTGTTTGGAACAAAGCGTCTCGTACAATTTGCAAAGCGTTTTGAATGCCGTCAGCAGTCAAGTTTCCTGCGTCAGCTAAGTTGATACCAAAACCAAAACCACGAGGCGTTAGAGTTTTATAACTTGTTTCGTCTATGTCTAACACGCTATCAGTTTCCCCTTGTTCTTTAGCTTCAGGAAAGCCTTTTAAACCAACCGCCTGCAATAAACCTCCCCCAACTTTAGGAATACGTGACAAGAGAGGGAAAGAATCTCCTAACCCTCCTACATTAGTTGTATTAGTCACATTCTTAATTTGTTGAGCGTAACGGTCTGTGATATTAAATTCAGCCATTATTTACCACCTTTCTTATTTAGACACCTAAACTACCCTTTTTTTTTAGGTATGCTGAACGGTTTTTACCACGGATAGAACCACCCACAAGAGTTTCAGACAACCATTGTTCAACATTATAACGGAGGTCAAAGTCGTTGTAGTTTTCTACATTCAAATCTCCGATAAGAACGTACTCATCATGATTGTAAACCGCTACTTCGTCTTTAGGCATCCAGACACGTGTTTCAAGATTAACCGCCCCAAACGATTGAGCAATTTGTGCTTTTGTTGCCAACTCGTTGAAACGAGAGTGACCGTCTGTTCCTTTAGTTTTACGCAACTCTGCAAAAGTTTGTGGGCTCATAACAATTGTGATTGCGTCAGAAATTGAGCATTCAGCAACTGCGTCAGTAATACCCTCGAATAAGTCTGTGTACTCAATTTGTTTTGTCCAACCGTCTGTGGCAGTTTTCAAACCATAGAAACCATTAGAACCGTCAGCAGAACCAAGAATCATATTGTATTCCACTTTTTGGATAACACGATTAACCATGTCTGACATTACATATTCAGACAACGCACCTGAATCATTTACACCACGAACGGTTGCTTTATCCATTTGTAGGTATGCTTCTGCCATTTGCGGACGTAGTGAACGTTTTGTGGCTGTTTGAGCTTTGTTTTTATCTGTACCTGCTTTAAATGTACCAGCGATGAAAGTATCATCTACACCATCTTCTGCAAGTGTCAAACCTTGGAAGCGTGCTTTCATAGCACCGTCATAGATACCTGACTTTTTAGCATATTTTGAAGTGATAGACCCAAGAGAGTTGACAACATTCAAACCTGAACCATTAGCAAATTCACGCAAGAAACCTTGTTCAGGCATTTCAGCCATTTTGCTACCAAGTTCACGCATAAATTTAATTTCTGCTTCTTGAGGTTTTTCGCTAGGAATACCCGCTTCACGTTCCTTTTTAAGTTCTTCACGTTCTTTGTTAAGCTCTGTAACTTTAGCTTCAAGTTCTCGAACTTTTACACCAGCTTCAATAGCTTGCTTCATAATTTCTTGTGTTTCGTTTGCACCCATTTGTTTTTGTTCTCCTTTTTCTTCTTCTCTTACTTTTGTCACTTTAGCACCTTTATTGCTTGGTAACGGAGTTAGTGACACCTCTGTAATGGTAACGTCTTTATAATAGCCTACTCCATCAATTTCACGAGCTTTCATACCGTTAGCATTAAAGCCAACTGATAGCCCAGTTTCTTCGATTTTTTCGGCTGTGTATTGTTCTTCATCAACATAACCTGTCAAGATTACATTGTTCTCCTCAAGATGAACAAACCCTGACCCAATCTTTTCCCTATGGCGGTTTAGGATATCTACTCCGTCCCCTGCGTTAGCAATAGATTCAATGACCGTACCGTGTGAATCAATTGTTCCCAACGGGTTCGCTATCCCTCGAACTGCTTTTACTTTCAATATTTCCCCCTTTTGCTGTTGTTGATATGTAAGCCACAAAATTCTCTTGATTGAAAATTATGTTCTTATCGTGTTGTTTTAATAGTGGTAACACTTTTTGAATTGCGAAAGCGATAATAGTAACTTCATTACTTTGTCCGTAAAGCAATTCTCTTGGCATTCCGTACTCACTCAAAGCAATTTCAATTGCAAGGTTTGCGTCATTTTGTAGTGAACCGCTATAATCTGGCTGAATCTGTTTGATGTCGTCATCTGAACCAATAACTGATACACCATTAAATTCTCTGGCAAGTTGTTGTTGTTGTGTCAGACGTTCTCTAATTCTGTCCCAAACTTCTTTAAGACCACTAGAAACTTTAGTTTTCCAATAAATTTTGATTTGAGCTTGAGAATCAAGACGTCTACCAATTCCATTACTAGCCATTCCAAACATTACCCCAAACCGTTGAGGGTTAGCACCATAGAAAGGGTTTAATAACATTTCATAGTCGTTTGTTCTAATAGTGACCTGTCTGCGATTTGGTTCTCTAACTAAAATATTAAACTGGTCAGCATTCACTCTTTGAGCATAATACTTGAAACCACCATACCAAACACGATATACTTCTTGACCTTGTAAAGCCCAAAAGAATAAGTCCTCAAGTTTGGACGCTTCTGAATAATCAACATTATCAAAATAGGAAACTAAGCCCAATAACTTACCTAGTAACAAATCAGTTGTAGGGTCTTGAACTGTGAAAGTTGAAAAGCTCACATCTTCCGCTCTGCGTGAGAGATTAAATAAGCTCATCTATTCCTCCTATTTTACTTCTCCTGAAGCCATGTCAATTTTGCGACCAAACTCTTTTTCGATTTCTCCAATAAACATTGTATCAACTGGCAAATTAAGTTTAGCCCATTTGTTTTGGTAGTTTTCCAACATGCGTGTTGTACGAATATGGCGAACACTTACACCGTCAGAAACATACCAATGTTTTTCTTTACCGCTGTTGTCTAATCCTTTAATAAGGTACATTTTAATCATTCCTCCTGTTTGATTATTTTGGTTTGAATTACTTGATACTGGCTTATTAAATAAGTCAAGTTCTGCCTGTCTGCGTCGTACTAAACCTTGTAAGACTTGACCGCCTGCATTACGATACTTCGGAATCATTGAAGCACAATAAGCATGACTGAACCCTGCCCAACCGTCAGCAACGAAAACATTACCGCAATTATAAGCCAATGACACTAAGGCGTCAAACTCATTTTGATTTGCTTTGCCTTTTACATAAGCGTCAACCATAGGTGCATACTTGTTATTCAAATCAATTTCTAGCTGACTATCTGCTTGAGCTTGTGTCCAAGTTGTACCTTCCGTTACTCCATAATGTCCCCAACCGATAGTGTACATTTGTTCCCACGGTACTGGTTTATAAGCAGTCAATCGGCAACCCTCGAACTCTTTAATCAAGTTCAAACCGTTTTGAGATATTTTGATATTACCACCTCCATTTTTGATTATTGTTTTTTATAAGGGAACAATTAACCCAAGTGTTCACAATATATCAAGATGTTATAAGCGTCAGCCATGTTGTCATCTTTGCAATCAGAATCAACCAAGCCTGTTGCTTTTAAAAGCTCAAGACTTTCTTCTTTGCGTTGTTCTCGTTTGCCTGAAATAAGATGATAGCTACACCATTTAGAGTTATCAATAAAAGTATAGCCATTTACTAAACCGTCAATAGCACCGATAAAATAACCGTTACAATTAGCAAGCGTAATACTGTGCTTTCTGTTTCTACCCATGATAGGTGTTTCAATGGCTAGATGATAATCTTTCAAGTCAAACTCATCAATAATATCTTTAATTGCGTTTACAATGTCAAAAGTACGTTCCCAAGCGTTCTTTTTTGCGTTATATGCTTTAATAGAACCGACAAACAATTGACCGTCTTTTCTAAAAGCGTACCCTGTACCCTCGTCTTTCTTGCTAGCGGTACTAAAATCAATAGCTAAAATTTTCTTCATTTCTATCCTCTTAAATGGGTAGGCTATAAGAAGTCACGACTGCGTAAACATCTTCTTGACTTTTGTCAACGTTGACACCGTAGTCAGTTTTAGAAATAAATTCTAACACTTGTTTTAGTTCTACTTCATCATTAACAAAATAGATGTTTTTTTCTGCCATGCTTTTACCTCCCTCATTGATTATGGTATTATTATAGCATACTGTTTTTTTAGTTTTACTTTTATCATACCAACAAAAGATTTAGATAGTTTACAATTTTATTAAATAATTTGTAACCAAAAAATAATATATTCCTGACTATTCCCACGCTTGAGCCATTCTTCTATTTTTGACCCTGATTTTTTTGCTTGATTTTAAAAAAGCATGTGTTATAATAATATATATAAAAATTGAATACGTCTAAGGCTTGTCTGATGTCTTAGAAAGTGAGTATATGAAAACCGTACTGAATAAGGCGCAAGTAATGAATTAGGCAAAGCGGTAGCCCTATGTGATGTCAATGGAAGCAAGTTCTAAACGTTCCCCCAACATAGGCAAAGTTAAATAAGAAGTTACCGCTTGGGTGTTCATCATAGCCAAATTGATGTGAGGATTGATTGAGTTACTAGCGCTGACATATTAATTAATTCAAGAGGGGGGGATAAAAACTGCGTTTGCGTGGATAGTTATACTCTTTAGCAAAGTAACTAAAAAGAAATATTTGATAGCTTGAATTGTAATATAACTTCGGCTATAATTAAAGCATAGATAAAAAGAAAGAGGTATTTAAATATGTTTATCGTTTATTGGTTAATGTCAGCTATGTTTGGAATTGTTGCAAGCGTGGACCATTCTCTTTTTGTTGTTTGGTTCTTATGTTGCCTAGGTAACTTTATCTTAGGTTTAGTAGACTTAATTAAAGGAGGGTACAAAGATTGATTGTTTTGGAAACTTTTCTCACTATAATTTTATCATTTATTTTTATAGTTGACTTTTTACTTATAATCGCTCTTGCTATTACAATATGGAGGTTTTTCAAATGACAATAAAAGACGACATCAAAGCAATTAACAAAGATATCAAAAAAGCAAAAGACTGGGAACAAATGGTTCAACGTGCTAAGTATTGGCTAGTTAAATTACAAAACATCTATCCTGATTATGAATTTAAAACTTATTTTACACCATTGCGTGATAAAAATATCATTTTCATTGACTATAAAGTAAAAGGGGTTGATTAAAATGCAAGACTTGTTTGAGCGTGTAATAACTGCTAAGGAATTACAAGAAAAAGAGGACTTTAAAGGTGGTAATGAATGGCTGATAGAACACTTAATACCACGAGGACAGGCAGGTCTAACAATTGCACCACAAAAATCTTTTAAGAGTTCTACAACTTTACAAATGGCTTTAAGCGTAGCTAAGGGTGTCCCCTTTGGCTATTTTAAAACTAAAAAAGCGAACGTGCTTATAATTGACAATGAAGATACTGACTTTGTTTTACATCAACGGTTAAAGGCTTATAGTGATGTTCCTGATAACTTACATTTCATTACAGGGGGAATTTTTAAGCTAGACAACACAAACCACATGAATGGGCTTTATAAATTCATCAAAGACAATAATATCAAGTTTGTTATTTTGGATAACTTAAAAGACATGTTGACAGACCGCAACACTCTCAATGATATGTCAAGTATGAATGACGTGCTGAACAACATAACACGATTGAAGTTGCTTTTAAATGATGTAACGTTCCTTTTGATTGCACATGCTCGAAAAGATACAAATAATCAATCTTTAGAGGAAAAGAGTTTTAGAGTTCGTAGCACGCATGCCTTAGGTAGTTCGGCAATTGGTGCTTGGTTTGAGTTCTGTTTATGTCTTAGCCCTAAAATGGGAAAGAATAGCAAGTATTCAATTTTGACTGTTGAGGCACGTAATTACGCTTATGACAAAGAGGTTTGTCTAGGTTACGTAGGGGAACAATTTCAAATCATAGACCCCACAGGAAACAAACCGAAAGAGATATTAGAAGAAGAACAAAAAGAGGGGGAAGAATACGAGGAAACCAAAAACGAAGCCGAAAGTCTTTTAACAGTATTGCAACAAAAGGGAAAAGTAAATATAATTAACGATTAACCGTTTTGTCTTTGACATTGCGGTTTTTCTTCTGTATAATTAAGTCATCAAGTTAAGAGAGGTTACTGAATGGATAAACTAGAAAGAGAAAACAAAGAACGTTGGGCTAGAAATCGTTTTGAGTTCATGGTTCGTGACGCTGAAAGAATTAAACGCTATCTAGATTGTGGCGAAATTAAAAAAGCTGAACAAAGTAGTAGATTTTTCAAAAGAAATATGTTAGAATTAAATAAATTAGAAAAGGAACTAAACAAATGAAAATTGCACTTGAAACACTTAATAAAATAGTTGTAAAACTTCAACAAAAAGAACCAATAACAGATATTGAAAAAGATTTGCTTCTAAGGCTTTTAAATAGCGTTTATAGCTATTATAAACAAAAAGAAGATATTTCTATGCTAGATGTCTTAATTGTTCTCTATGAGCGTTTAACAGGCGTTAAAGCAGACAAAAAAGAAGAAGTGACACGCTTCATTGAAAACTTTAGTGCAAAAGGTCTTGTGAAGTTATTAAATAGCCTAGAAGAAAAAGGGAAACGTCAAAAAGAAAGTAAAGTAGATGATACGTTTATCAATGAAACAAGAATGTACTACAAAGTAGTAGCAAACAAAATCAAAGAAAGAGGTATCAAATAATGGCAATTGAAAAAGTAGTTTATTATTATGATGACGGAACTAAGAGAGAATATCCCCCACGATTGACAGACTTGGAACAGTTAGAGGAGTTTAGAAAGTCAAAAGCTGATGTAACAGAAGTGTACGACTTCATGCAAGAACATCTAAGCAAGTTTGAAGCTAAGTTGTCCCTATGTTTTAAATATATGGTTGACGTTCTAGGCATGGAGGAACAACAAGCAAACAACACGCTAGAATTTTGGTGTAATGAATGGGGAGTTCAAAACGTTCATTTTATTGCAGAAGGTGGGGAGTGCCGAATGTGTGGCAAACAATGCAATGCTAAAAAAATATTCTGTTCAGAAAAATGTTACAAAGAATACATAATGATGAAATATGATTTATCTAAAAAAGAAATATAACTGTAATTGACATAGCTAAGTGAATACGATATAATTAAGTCATCAAGTTAAGAGAGGGAAACAAAAAAAATGAAAAAATACAATGTTAAACTAATGGATAATAAAAAAGGTTATCTCAATTCTTTCAAAGGTCAGTTAGAAGAACGTTTTCTATTTTTGAGCTTTAAAGAAGAAAGAGAAGATTTTAAGACGCAATTCACAAAAGAAGAAATCAAACAAATTGATGAAAGATATTTAGAGTTCATTGAGGAGGTATAAAATGATTAAAGTTATTTATATCTTTAAAGACGGTTCTGAGAGTTGGTCTTATGAAGTTAGAAAACTACGAACCGCAGTAGAAGCTATTAGAGAAGATATGGAAGAAATCGGACAATTGGCAAAAGCAGTTGTGTTTGATGAAAATGGAAAGGAAATTTTGGAGGTTAAAAGATAATGGCTCAAGAGTATTACGCAAATAAATACGGCATTCAATTAGAAGAATTTCTAATCTGGGGAAGTGAATGGGACTTAAAATTTTGGCAATATAACTTCACAACTGGGCAAGGTTTTGCTTTAACAAACGCTTTGAAATACTATGTAAGGGCAGGGAAAAAGCCTAATGAGCCTTATGAGAAAGACATGGGCAAATATAACGATTATATTAACATGGCTGTTCTAATGGGCTTTGAACGTTCCGAAGCAGAAGATTGGGTAGCACTTCAAAAATCAATCTTTGAGGAGTTCAAAGGTAGAAAAGCAGAACTAGAAGAACTTAGAAAAAGAGAGGAAGCGAAACGTGTATAAATATTGTGCTTTAAATCGTCACAAATTCTTATGGTTTAAAACTTTTGAGGATATGGCTAAACACTTCGGTGTTACTGAAAGTTATTTAAAATTTTTGATAATCACAAAAACCCCTTTGAATGGTTGGTTTATTAAAGAGGTAAATTATGGTTCTGAATTGGAACGACTTCAATAAATGGCGTGAAACTAGCTTAGAATATCATAAAATGCTAGGGGAACACAATTACACTAATGCACTAACATTCTTTGAGTACGCTAGACAATACTTTAATAGCAAAGGTTTTCCACCTCCTGAAAAGAAAACAAAGACAGGTAGAAAAGGAAAATACACGCAAAAAGATAGCAAAGAACAATTAAAACAAATACATGAATACATCGGAGGTATTAAATAATGGCTTTAACAGTGAAAAAATTAATCGAAAAACTTGAACAACTAGAAAACAAATCGGTTGCTGTATATTTTGAAACACCTGATTCGCTTTTAAATGTTGACCGTGTTATTTTAGATGAAGATTATGATGTCGCTCTAGTGAATGATGTCGCTTCAAAACATTGCAACTGTGAGTATTGCAAAGAATTTGAAACAGAACTTTAATAGCTTAGCAATTGACAAAATAAAGCAAACACGGTATAATTAGTTATACAGTTAAGGAGGAAATAATGGAAAGCAAAATTCTAAAACTAATCAATGAAATTGAAGTACCAAAAAGTCAATACAATAGCTTTGGTAAATATAATTTCAGAAACAACGAGGATATTCAGACAGCTTTGAAACCTCTGTTATTAAAGTATGGACTAATGGAAGTCGCAGGGACTGAAATGTTAGAAATGAACAACGAACTGATGTTACATGTCCATGTTGAGATTTTTGACCCTGAAAACCCTAACGACGTTACAAGTGGCGACGGTTGGGCAGTCATTGACGTCAATAAGAAAGGCATGGATAAAGCTCAAGCGACTGGGGCTAGTCAATCATACGCAAGTAAATATGCTTACGGTCAAGCGTTGAAATTAGATGATACAAAAGACGCAGATAGTACAAACAAAGGACAAAACAATGCACAACGTCCTAAAGCAGTACCTAAAGCAGTACCTAAAGCAAGTTATCAATACAAATTAAGCGACTTGAAAAAAATGGTAGCAAATAAAGAGATGTCAAGCGACCGTGCAAACGAACTTTGCAAACAAGGAAAAGTAAACATGAATGCTTAATACTTGACAAAAGAAAATAAACACGTTATAATTAAACTATCGAATAAAGAGAGGGAAACAAAAAAATGAAAATTATTGAAACTTTGAAAGTAAACAAAATTAACACAAAAGAAGTTGAAACTGCAAAAGGAACTAAAAAAGTTCTGTCATTCAAAGCATACCCATTTGAGCATTATATCGGAGGTATTTGGCTTCCTGATAGCGTAAATTATGGCGACATCGTAACTGTGTTTATTGACCAAATTAAAGCCGAAACAAAAGGGGATAAAACTTACTACAACGCTTCATTTGCTAAAGTTACACCAGAATTTAACCTAAACCGTGATAATAACGAACCACAAAATAACACGGTTGACTTGTTCGGTGGTAATACTCCTGTTGATATCCCTGATGAACAATTACCATTCTAAAGGAGTTCAGAAATGGGATATGACTATGAAATGATACTTGATGAAGTAGACAAATTAAGTCTACAAGGACTAATAGAGGAAGCAAAGGAACTTGTGAGAGAACTTGTTCCCCCTCTGTTTGCCGTTGATTTTACTAACTTAATGGAATTAATTGAAAGGAATACATACAAATTATGAAAATCAGTAAAGAAAAACTCACTTTTTTAAAAAATGCACATATCATCACTTTGGAAGTCATTCATGACATGCTAGAGGTAAAACAACACATCAACAATTATCAACGCAACACAAACAAAAAATACGGTCTAGACCTAAGAAAAGACGAAATGATTAACCGTGAAGTCGCTGACATGATTATTATCAACACGCTAGGGAAGTTAAACATGCTAGCTGAACAGTCTTATTTCTTGCGTTTGGTTCGTAGTACCGAAGCCAATAGCCCTAAGGTTCGTAAGGCTGAAAATTTTGCTCAAAAAGCCAATTTAGTTGATAAAATCATTGAAATGTTTGAATTTATCAATGGTACTTCAATAATTTGTTTTGATGAAACGAAATTGTTCCACTTTATTAAAAAACAAAATGTCCAAAACTTTGAATATTTTAGCGAACAGGGACGAGAAGAATGGTTCTTTAATCGTGTTAAATGGTTGTTAGATACTTACAAAGGGGAGTAAAATGATTGACTTACAAAACAAAAAATTAGATATTAAAGAGTTTCTAGAGGAGTTAGGCTTTACCGTTAGTTTGGACTACGAAAGAGAACCAATGGGCGTGATGTTTGCAGAAATACACCCTATTGTTAGTCAAGTAAGCAACAATGCAAGCATTTATCAGTCGTTTAGGACGCTTGAAATTGAACTTATGGTAATTTGTACCGAAGAAACTGAAAATAGCTTATATAGGGCTGTACAGCTCTTGAGTGATGAGCATTATATTTATGCCAATACAATCACAGACAACACTAATATTATAAAATTAAGAGGTAACTACTATGATTAATGAAAATACATTGAATTTTATCCGTTTCTCTAGTGGCTTTAATAACTTGAAAAAAGAAGAACTTGAAGCCTTTGCTGAAAATGAAATTTTTGAACTTAATGAATACAACGCAAGTGAGGGACAACAAGGAAAATACTTCTATACTTTGGAAGATGTCAACACAAACGGAACACTTAAAAGCTATATTATTGAATGCTTAAAACTTTCACTACAAACACGCTGGGGTAACAATCTAGAGTACCACATCGACCGCAAAACGAAATATTTAAATAAATTAACTGGAATGCAAGTGTAACACAATCTTAATTTGACAAACTTAAATAAAAGCTCTATAATTAATAATATAAAAAAGAAAGAGGAACTAAAAAATGAAACTTAAAAACCAAATCGAACTTCTCAACAACACTTTGAAATTACATGATGAAAAAGTTGATGAACATTTCCCAAAAGATGAAAGCAAAGTACCTGCTTATGCTAAAGCTCAATATATGGACTTGTTCAGTATGCTTCAAGAAATTGCTAAAGCGTACGAATTTACAGCAAGATTTGATAAACCCTCTGTAAAAGCTCTTGAAATTCTTGTTACAAACTTGAATGAACACTCTGAAATGGTTAATGAAATCACGGACGAAACAAATTATAAAACTTGGACAAAACTACAAGATGAACATTACACAGGAGTGTTTTACTACGATTTGCATAAAACGGTAGAGGAAACAATAGAAGAAATGAAGGAGGTGTAAAAATAGTATACGTTATTTATATTATATCATTCATCTTGTACAGTTTGTACTTGATTAAAGTAGGAAAGAAACACGCCGAACGTAAAGATGAAATAAAGTTAGTTATAACTGGTAAACCTGAACAAGTTAAAAAAGCAATCGAAACTATAAACGAACAAAATTTAATTAAATAGAAAGTGAGGTCATTACTCTTCATTTACACGCCACTCTTAATTGAGTGGTTTTTTTGTTTGGTTGTTGATGAGGTACGTCTTGCTATATAATACCCCTGTAAGCTCATAGATTGGCTTGTATTGCATTTTAGATAATTTCTAGGATAATGACAAGGAACAGACCAAAACACGCAAAATAGAAAGATTTAAGAGGAGTTACGATATATTTTTTTCAAAACGAAAAATAGAAAAATAGATTCCAAAGAGTTAGGCTTGATAGAAAACCCACCCCCTTTATATC